TCCGTAAAATCTATGCGGCATTGGTATTGGTGTTATCGTAACAAACGGAACATTATCGCATGGCATATTTTCTAAAATAAAATGTCCGTCTTCTCCGGCACAAATTACTTTTCTAAGTTCGGCAATACCGTCATTATCATAATCGTATCTAATGTAAGTTTCAAATACTTGGATTTTTTCCGTAGATTTATCCGTAGGCGTATCCAAATTATAACTTTCTATGTTTCTTGTTCTTGCTACGTCTTCGGTATTAAAATTTTGGTCTTGTGAAGCCGGTAAATTATTTATTGTTTCTTCGTCAAAACCCATTTCAATTAATTGGCTTCTTGACATATAAACTTTGTGGGCAACAAAATCAGAATCTTTTATAGTTTTAGCTTTTCTTTCAATTAAAAATTCTTCCGGCGGAACACTTTCAATTTTTACTTGGCCTTTTTTTCTAATTCTTTTAATTTTGCAATTATATAAAACCGGATCTGGAAACTCTACATTTGAAATATCTATACCTTGTGCTTCGGCTTGTTCCTTTGCTATTTTTTGTTGTTCTTTAACAACTTCGTCAACCAATACTTCTTCTTCAACAACTTCTATTTCATCTTTAGTATCGTTTAACGCTTCTTTTTCAGCCGGTGTTAAATTTCTATAAGTTTCATGTTCTATTGTTTCGCTTTCGTCCCAATAAACTTTTAAGAAACCATTTTTTTCAATTAAGGCATCTTTAAAAAAATTATATAACAATGAAAAACCATCATTTTGTTTGTAGAACACATGATTTAAATATGCGGTAGCTTGTTCGCTCAACGCAACGTCTTCGGCCGTAACCGGATCGCAACGCACAACCTTATCGGAAGCGGTAAAAACTCTAAGTAGGTTTGGCAAGATACTTTCTACCGTATCGGAAACGTCCGTTGATACTACTTGTGAACGTCCGTCTATTTCCGTTCCAAGTTTATCGCCTAAATAATATTCAATAGATTTTCTTCTTTGCGAAGAAAGTTCGCCACCTAAGTAGCCTATGGAATTTCTTATTTGGCTTCCTAATATACCTTGTAATTCTATGTCTTGAATTTCTTTATCTTTTTTTGCCATATTAAACTATGTAACTTGTATTGACGCTAATTGGTTTTTGCCAATTACTTCTTTCAATCGGTTCGGTTATAGCACCGTATCTGAAACTATCGCAAAAATGTGATGCCCAGTTGTGTAGGGGTTTGTTCCTAAAACAATTATTTTTTTCATCCCATCGTTTACAGTAGCTTTTTAACGCTTCTACTAATTTTTTGCAATTACTTTTATGAAAATAACATTTTGGCAAAAGACGTCTAACTTGTTCAATACCGTCTTCAATAGATAGTTTAGGTGCTATTTCAAATTCCATTCCCATCTCCCTTGCGGTTTCCCATCTTGATTTATTAGTTCCTATTTCCCTTACCCTAATATCATGGGGGGCGATATGTTTTGAATAAGTGTAGGGTTTATCGTCTATAACATTAAAATAATGCTCTAATCCCTCACTAGAATTTTCGTAACAATCCACAATCCTAATTTCACCGTTGCTACGCCTTTGGGCAAATATAATTACGGTGGAGTCATTCATGCCCAAATCCCACCAAGTTTCGACCGGTAAATTTTCGTCTATTTCAAAGTCTTTTATCTTATCTTCCTTTTCAAGTTCTTCAATTATATTGCCAAAATAAGAACCGCTAATTCCGGCTTGGAATGAACATTCAAATTCTTGTTCGTAGGATTCCGGCGACATCGCAAGTTTAGCTGCCTCTAATTCTTCCTTTGGTATTATCTTTGTTTGACTAGCTTTAAATACGCATGTGAACCAATCCTTTTGTGTCTTAGCTTTTTCATGCAAATCAAAAAACCAATTACGACCCATTGGCGTACCAATAAAAATAGCAAAACCCCTACGGTCGGATAAACAAGGCCTTAGTATCGTATCAAATAAATCAGGGCTAATATTTTGTGTTTCGTCCACAATAATACCGTCAAAGTATTGTCCTCTAATAGCCGAACTATTTTCCGCTCCAATAATTTGAATACGGCTATTGTTGACCGAAAAATCTACCCTTAGTTCTGATTCGTTAAACTTAGTACCTGGAATCGCAGAAGAAAATTGTTTTAGATAGTCCCAAGCGGTACTTTTTCCTTGCAATCTATATGGCGAAATAAAGGCGTATCTTGGATAAGGGTTTTTATTTGTTAAGGCTGCCTTGATTAAATGGTTTATAGCAAAAACGGTTTTACCGCCTCTTCTATGAACAATCACAACATTAAATCGGTTCATATCGCATTTTTGATGCAAAAATTTTTGGATTTCCCTAGGTGAGTATGGGATTACAATTTGTTTCATTTTAAAACAAAACCCCCCTAATGTAATGTTGTATTAGGGTAAAAGTCTTCTTGTTGCATAAATTGATCTTTTAAAAATTCTGAAAAATCTTTAGCTTCCGAATCGTCTTTGAAACCTTGAAAATGTGAAACTACAACCGGTTGATTGGTTTTAGTGTCTTTCATAATAAAGATTATTGTTTTTAATATGTAATCGTCCATTTTATTTGTATATACCACCCATTTATTTTTATCAAACGCCGGTCGGCAAAAAAGGGACGCCGGTCGCTCAAAACCCCCCAGATTTTTTAGCAAGAACCAAAAACCGTTAAATTATTACTATTGATAACTTATGAATTACCGTTACTGATTTTTCCGATAATCTGCGATTATCAGCTCTTTTGTTGCTAATTAAAATCATTCAAGAACAAAATAAGAACACCTCACATATATAAAATGTTTTTTATTTGTGCAAGAAATGGCAAACATTCAATAAATTCAATACTTTTAAACCAACGTAAGTAATAAAAATATAAATTTAATACTAATATATCGGCATATAATTACCCTTTTAAGTCCCAACTAATGTTAATTGGTTCGTTTTGTGAACCTTTAAGCGTTAAAACTTCCGCTTGTTTTCCATATTTTTTACTTGCTAACTTACTAGCCGACCATTGGCTTGAAGCTACAATAATTTTATAAAGATTAACTAAATTCTGTCCGGCCTTGCCGTCTATTTCACCGGATTCTATTTTTGCCTCTAGTTCTAGTCTTTTGTCTTTCAAGTTTGACAATTCTAAATCAATAGCAAGTTCTTTTGATTTTTGGTATCTATCCATTAAATTTGAATCGCTAACTAATTCTTTCCTAAAACTTGTCCAAGTATAATTAATATCTTCCCTTTCAAATATTTGTCTAATGGTTAAACCATCGGCTATCAAATCAAGAATTTTATCTGCTAATTTATCGGTTAATTTTCTTTTTCTTCCGGCCATAGTTTTACCTTTCTTGGGGCTTGGGGCGGTAAAGAAAGGAAGAACCGCCCTCAAGCGAAGTTGCAACTTTATAAAAACTAGCTGAAAGGGTTGTTGCTAGTAGAGTAACATAATTATCACAGTGTTGCATCATTACCAGTCAAATATTGTTTTTTTCTTTCTAAATGTTCGCTTATCAAGGGTAATAGGATTTAGCTTAATAATTCCTTTTTCTAGCATATCGTCAATTATTAATTGAACGGTATATTTACCAAAACAATCATTTTCGTAAATCCATATTAATTTTGAAATCGGCAACATTCCGGCAGCGTATTCTTGGTTTAGTTTTATTACTATTTCTAGCTTCTCTTCTTTTGTGTAATCGTTTTTTCTAAAAGATTGTAATAGCTTACCTTTAAAGTAGTAAGGCAGGGGGGTTGTCTTCAAATAGTTTGACATTGATATTAAGGTTTAAAACCTTTTAATCTTTTAAAACCTTTCAACCCTTTATTATTATATATATTAGTATTACTCTTCTTAATACTACCCAAATTTTGGGTAGTCTGTTGCCCAAATTCTGGGTAGGGCAAAACAACCTTATTAGGAATAGCTAGTTCGTACTTATTAGCCGAAGTCTTTCTAATTACCTTTAAATAGCCGTTTTTTATAAGTTCGGCTTTGCAATTTTGTAAAGTATTCAAACTTATCCCCAATTTATACAATAAAGTCTTATTTCTTAAAGTTCGGTATTTTTCGGAAAGGCTACGCAAATAGCAAAACAATAGCTTTGCATCATTTGAAATATCTTCGTCCCAAATAACTTGATTCGGAATCATTGAAAACCCTTTATTTTTCATAAACCCTTTGCCAAACATCTATATACCCTTTTTTTGGGTAATCAAATAAAAAAAAATGAAGAACAAACCAAGAACA